GGTGCTGAAGTTCATATTAAGAAACTTTCTAACGAGGAAGTATTACATTACGAGAGGTATAGAAATGAGTAAATATATAATAACATTACACACTTTAATCGAAAGCAAATGGGAAGTAAATGCTAAAGATAAAAAAGATGCAAGAAAACTATTTGCACAAGGCGAAGGTATCTTTACTGATGATAAAGAAAAGTTATTAAACACATCTATTAAATCCATTGAGGAGACTACTGATGAGGAAAGAAATTGATTTTATCTGTGAAATTTTTAGAGATCAAGACGATACTTATTTTTTACAAGACCTTTATGAACTTACAGTTGAGCAAGGTGTAAAAGATTATTTCAGAATCATGCGAGCAAAGTATGCGGATAGAAGTGAAGAAGAAATACTTGAGTATCTTGTTGGAGAAATAAATAGTAAGTTTCGTTCAGGATTTATAGGAGAGATTACTGAAGAAGATATTGTAAAGGAGTATACTTAATATGACTAATAATGAAATATTAAATAAAGTTAAAGAAGGATTAATAGGTAAAAGATCAATATCAATATTGAACTTAGAAATCCTTATCAACAATCCAACAGCAATACCAGAACATATTAATTACTATGAAGAAATAGATAGATTAATAGGTGAGGTTGCTGAGATAGATGACAAAATAAAATTAGTTGACTCAATAACAAAAGGAGATGTATAATGAATATATGTGATAAAATATATGTATTCTGTGCTTGTTTGTTAGCAGTGTTTGTTAGTAATTTATTTAGCGATACAGCTAAAGCAGAAGAATTAAATCTAGAAATGCATGATGATTACTGTGTTGAATGGAAAGAACACATAGCAAGAGACGAATACATTATGGGTTTAGAAACAAAAGTAAAAGACTTCTATCTCTTTTTTGTAACTGAACAGAAAAGAATTGCAGAAGAAGCTTATCTCAAAGCAGGTGTAAGATATGAGTGGTAAGCTGTGAACTCCCCTTGCATAAAAGAATGTCGTTTAGATACAAATGACATTTGCAAGGGGTGTGGTAGAACAGTAGAACAGATAACAAATTGGTGGGACTTTACTAATCAACAGAGAGATGATATCATGAATAATCTTGAACTCAAAGTAAGACTAGAAAATCTTGAAAGTACAATGGATAATATTGTTGAAGCTTTAGAAAATACAATACAAGATGCTGAACAAGTATTAGAAAATGAAGAGCTGACTGATGGTGCAGAAAAAATCTTTGAAGGTAGACTTGAGTCAGCACAAGGTTTATTAGAAAACATTAGAAAATGGGAGAAAGGTGATGAGTAGTAAATATAAATATATACTATGGGTAGGTGGTATTGATAACCATTATGATACTCACAAGGAAGCTCACGATGATTATCTTTATTGGAAAAGGAAAGGGTATGATGATGTAGAGATACAGCAAATATCTATTGAAAAGTACAGCGAGGGTAATTACTGATGAGTAAAGTATTCTGTGCTAAATCAAATACAAAGCACGACCAAGATAAACCATTGATAGATGCATACAATTATGGGGATAGTGTTTGGAGACCTGCTCATGGTGGAAAGGCTACCCCTTTTGAACATAGAAACAAAGAGTGGTTGTATATGTATAATATGAATAATGGTAAACACGCATACTATAATATCACAGATGATAAGTTTGATGAGTTTAAAGAATGAGTGCGTTCCTTATAATAATAACGGGGTTAATTTACTTTTATGTTGGCTTAGAACAATGGTTTAAGTTTAATAACCTACCAATGTTACTGACTTATATTGGTTATGCATTTGCTAATATAGGTCTTTACATGATGGCTAGTAAATAAAGGAGAACTATATGATAGAAACTGGGTTGGAATATTCGATAGGTAATATTGTCGAATGGCATTACGCTAGGAATTTAATACAAGGTTCTAGTGATAAACAACAAGTACTAAAATTAATACAAGAACTTGGAGAACTATCTGATACTATATGTAAAGGTAGGACACCTATTGATGATATTGGAGACATTATTGTAATACTTGTGAACATAGCAGAGCGAAATAATATATCTATTAAAGACTGCGTGGATCATGCATACAATGAGATTAAACACCGAAAGGGTACTATGGTTGATGGTATCTTCATAAAAGAAGAAGATAACATTGATCCTGATACAATTGGAAATAGATAAACTAAACTAAAATGGAGAAAATAAATATGAACAAACTTTTAATTGCACTAAGTACAACGATGTTAATATTACTTGCATTTGCTATTGCAGGTTGTGGAGAAACTGATACTGCAGAAGAGCCTGCTACAACAGCTAAAGTTGCACCATCAGTTCCAACTGCAAAAGAATTGCAAATAATTGTTGACACCGAGCAATAAATATGTTATAATACCTATTCAATTTTAATAAACTAAATGGAGAAAAACTATGGCTATATTACAAGGTACTGCATACTGGGCAAGCGTAACTACACCTAACACTACTTTTGATCCAGTGTATACAGTTAATTTGGTTGTTAATGACGAGACTGCTCAACAGTTCAAAGAGCGTGGCTTCTCTATCAAAGATATGGAAGAAGGCAAAGCTATCGTTATTAAACGTAAGGTAAACGGACCGAATGGTATGGTTCGACCTGCACCAAAGCTTGTTGATAAATATAAGAACCCTCTTGATTGTCAAGTTGGTAATGGTTCAGAAGTTAAAGTTCAGTACAAAGAATGGGAGTCCAATTGGAAAGGCAAAGTTTATAAAGGCTTAGATTTTCAAGCCATGCAAGTAATAAACTTAGTCGAAGTTGGTACACCAGATGGTGCTGAGTTTGAAGCTTTTGATGCTATCGACGATGTAGAAGGAGAGTTCTAATATGAGCGACAACACAGTAACAGTTGATGGTGTTGTCTACGATATGGAAAAACTGTCAGAAGAGGGCAAGATTGTTTGCTCTCTTTTGATGGAAGTTCAAAGAAAAGTACATGAACTATCTAGAGAAGTAGATATATACCAAGCAAGTGCAGTAACACTTTCAAGTAAACTAAAAGACCTTTTGCCTGATGAACAAGCGGAGGTTAAACAAAACTAACCAGAAGGAATAGCCCTATGCCCTTTGTTAAATATCACCAACCATGCCACGAATGTGGTGGAAGCGATCCTGTATCAGTAAATGATGATGGGTCAGCTTATTGCTTCAGTTGCAGTAAGTACTATAAAGATTATGAAAATCCAAATCAAATTGCAGATAAACCTGCCGACTTTAAATCCTATAAAGGATCAAATAATGAGGGTTATATCATGCGTAATTTCAATGAGCTAACAGATAGAGGTATCAGTCTAGCTACCGCTAAAAAATATGGAGTTAAAAGTAAAGAAAGCTTTGGTAAGATTATAGATCATTCTTATCCATACTATATTAACAACGAAGAAGTTTCGTGTAAGATTAGAAAGCAAGATAAAAGTTTTACTTGGACTTCTTCGCCAAAAGGTGTTGGTCTTTTCGGAGAGCAACTATTTAAATCAGGTGGTAAATATGTTACTCTTGTGGAGGGAGAGTGCGATGCAATGGCTACCTATGAACTACTCGGCAGTAAGTGGGCAGTAGTATCTATTAGATCTGGTGCTCAAGGTGCTGTTCGAGATGTCAAGGAAAGTTTAGAGTTCCTTGAGTCGTTTGAAAATATTATCATAGCTTTTGACAATGACAAGCATGGTCGTGAAGCATCTAAGAAAGTAGCAAGAATTCTTAGTCCTTCTAAAGCTAAGATAATGTCATTACCAACAGAGATAAAAGATCCCAATGATATGTTACGCCAAAATAGACGACAAGAGTTTGTTCAACTATGGTGGTCTGCTAAGATGTATACACCATCAGGTGTTCTTAATATCTCTGAGCAACAAGATAAATTTAAAAATCGTGAAAGAAAGAAATCAATACCATTTCCGTTTCATGGCTTGAACAACAAGCTAGAAGGGTTAAGGGCAGGTGAGTTGGTTACGCTATGTGGCGGAACTGGTCTTGGTAAATCTAGTGTTACTCGTGAGTTAGAACATTGGCTCATAAAACAAACTGAAGATCGTGTAGGTATAGTAGCATTAGAAGAAGATTGGAGAAGAACTGTTGATGGTATCTTATCTATTGAAGCTAATAATAAATTACATATTGATAGAATTAGAGATCAATATACAGAAGAAGAACTAAGTAATTTATTTGATAAGATTTTCAACAACGAAAACAAAGATAGAGTTTGGATACATTCTCACTTTGGTGTCAATGATATTGATAGTATATTTAGTAAGTTGCGTTTTATGATTGTTGGTTGTGGTTGTAAATGGATAGTAGTAGATCATTTACATATGCTTGTATCAGCTACAACTGATGGAGATGAGCGTAGAAACATTGACTCCATCATGACACGACTACGATCTCTTGTCGAAGAAACTGGTGCAGGTATGATACTTGTATCTCACCTCAGACGAGTAGATGGTAATCGTGGTCATGAGAATGGTATAGAGACTGGTCTATCACACCTTCGTGGCTCTCAGAGTATTGCACAATTATCTGACTGTGTTATATCTTTAGAGCGTAATCAGCAATCAGACGATGCAATAGAAGCCTCTACTACTCGTGTAAGAGTACTCAAGTCTAGATATACTGGTGATGTTGGTGTGGCTACACATTTGTTATACGATAACGAAACTGGTAGACTTGAAGAGACATCTAGTTACGATGAAGATGAATTTATTGGAGATGAACTATGAATTTAATTTTTGATATAGAAGCTAATGGATTAGATCCTACAAAGATCTTTTGCATTGTTGCATTAGATGTAGACACTAAAACAGTACATAGTTTTGGTGAGCCTTGCGTTAAAGCAGGACTAGATCTATTACAAAGAGCAGATAAACTTATCGGTCATAATATAATTGGCTATGATATTCCTGCAATCAAAAAGGTTACAGGTATTGATTTAAGTGATAAAAAAATTGTAGATACTTTAGTTCTTTCAAGATTATTTAAACCTACTCGTGAGGGTGGACATGGCTTAGAAAGTTGGGGCTATCGTTTAAACTATGCTAAAGGTGATTATGGACAGAGTGAAGGTGCTTGGGAAGAATACACAGAAGATATGTTACACTACTGTGAGAACGATGTAAAACTTAATTACAAAGTTTATAATGCTCTCAAGTTTGAATCTAAAGGCTTCTCTGCTAGATCTGTTATACTAGAGCATGAGGTAGCTAAGATTATAAACGATCAAAGAAATAATGGATTCTTATTAGATCAAGAATTAGTAATGAAACTTGTTGCTTTATTCGAAGAAAAACTAGAAGACATTGAAACAAAAGTTCAAGATCAGTTTAGACCAAAAGTTTCTGTCAAAGAATTATATCCTCAATTCACTAAGTCTGGCGAGCTGTCAAAACTGGCAAGAGATCAGGATGGTAAAGGTGTGAGACTTAGTGATTTGGAGTATCAAGAACTTAAAGATGATCCAGAATCTACAGTATTTCGTGAAACAGTAGTAGAGTTTAATCTTGGATCACGAAAACAAATAGGTGAGTACCTTATAGACTTTGGTTGGAAACCTAAAAAATATACACCAACAGGTCAGCCAATAGTTGATGAAGGTACTTTAAGTAAGATAAAAGATATACCCGAAGCACAACTAATAGCAGAGTATCTAATGATACAAAAGCGTTTAGCACAAGTTAATAGTTGGCTAAAAGAAATATCAGAAAGTGGTAGAGTTCATGGCTATGTTAATCCTAATGGAGCAGTAACTGGTCGTATGACACATTCACACCCTAACATGGCACAAGTTCCTAGCATTAATTCTCCTTATGGCAAGGAGTGTCGTAGCTGTTGGACTGTACCTGACAATCATAAACTAATAGGTATTGATGCTAGTGGACTAGAACTTAGGATGCTTGCACATTATTTAAATGACGAGGAGTATACAAATGAGATCCTTAACGGAGACATACACACCTTTAATCAGAAACTTGGTGGACTTGAATCTAGAAATCAGGCAAAAACTTTCATATATGCATTGCTCTACGGAGCAGGAGATGCAAAGCTTGGGCAAGTGGTTGGAAGAGGCAGAGAGATTGGCAAAGGACTTAGAAAACAATTCTTTGATAATCTCCCATCATTTAAATCTCTTAGCACAAGCGTACAAAGAAAAGGTAGTACAGGGTTCTTAAAAGGTTTAGATGGTCGTAAAATTATAGTTAGGTCTGCTCATGCATCACTAAATACTTTATTGCAAAGTGCAGGCTCTATTGTAATGAAACAAGCCGTTGTATTTTTTAATGATGAGATAAACAGAAATAAACTTAGAGCAAAGTTTGTAGCAAATGTTCATGACGAATGGCAAGTAGAGTGTCATGAAGATGATGCTCATGCTGTTGGTGAAGCAGGAGTAAGAGCTATTAAGGAAGCAGGAGAACTCTTTAAACTAAACTGTCCTCTTGATGGAGAATATCAAATAGGATTAAACTGGTCGGAGACACACTAATGGAACAAGTATCTTTTATATTAAATGAACATTCCGATCTTGGTTGTGAAGATGGGAAAACTTGTAGTAAGTGTAAGAAGTTTTTACCACTAGATAAATTTAATTTTGCTTCTGGTGGTAATTATCTTAGAGCTGAATGTCGTGATTGTAATAACGAAATGCAAAAGGTTCGTAAAGCTTTGAGAGAAAAATATGGTATGCCACCCAAAGGCTATCACTGTCCAATCTGCAATAAGAATGAAGAACAAGTAAAAGGAAGTGGCAATACTAGAAATGGTTCGTGGGTATTAGATCATTGCCATGAGACAGGAGAGTTCAGAGGGTGGTTATGCCATAAATGTAATAGAGCTTTAGGTGGATTTGATGATGATACATCTGTGTTATCTAATGCAATTAAATATTTAAACGGAGAATATAATGAAAGATTTATCTAAAGTAGTGCCCGATATATATTCACAATTACAAGATCTTTCAAACGGAGATCCTTTACCCTTAACTGATGAGCAAATAGATGAGACAGCAGATAAAATAAAAGAAGCTTTAAAATCTTGGGCACGACCTGAACAAAGAAACTCTAAGTTTACTTTACGAATGTCCAACATTGGAAAGCCTGCTCGTCAGTTATGGTTTGAAAAGAATGATGAGAATTTAAAAACAGATATAGATGCACCAACTCAAATTAAATTTTTATATGGTCATATACTAGAAGAAATAGTTTTAATGCTTGTTAGAATGTCTGGCAATGAAGTTAGTGATGAACAAAAAGAAGTTAATGTAAAAGGTATATCAGGTCATATGGACTGTAAAATAAACGGACAAGTTGTTGATATTAAGACAGCATCAAAGTTTGCATTTAATAAATTTAAAAATAATCGTTTAGCAGAAGATGATCCATTTGGTTATCTCGGACAGCTTTCAGCTTATGAAGAAGCAGAAGGTACTAACGATGGTGGCTTCCTTGTTATCAACAAAGAGAGTGGTGAGCTTTGTATGCACATCCCCGAACAAGAAAACAAAATAAATATTCCAGAAAAAATAAATAATATTATACCATCTTTAGATCTTGACTCTGCTCCTGAATTATGTTATAATCCTATACCTGATGGGAGTAAAGGTAATATGAAACTACCCAAACCTTGTGCGTGGTGTAAGTATAAATATGAATGTCATAAAGATGCAAATGATGGTGCAGGACTAAGAACCTTTCAATATTCTAAAGGTCTAGTTTATTTAACTAAAGTAGTATCAGAACCTAAGGTGGAAGAACATTTATGAATGGTAGAAAAAGTAAATTAATAAGAAAGAAAGTAAAGCCTTTGTTTTTAAACTGGCTGTCCACTTTGTTGCCAGAAGAAGAGATAAAAAAATTAAATGAAAAAAATATAAATGATTATCTTCCAAAAGAAACTCATTTATATATTGCCGATGCTATAAGACTTCATTCTTATTCTCCAAGATGGTTAGCAAAAAAAATAAAAATATTCAACAAAAGAAATCCAAATGTTGAAATAAAAGACATAACTCTGGAGGATTTAAAAACAATCTATGAAAGAAAATACTGATATAGAATTAGAAACTTTGATAATACTTGCAGCTTATTTTTTATTTGAAAACAAAAATAAAAAACTAAAAGATATGGAAGATGATTTTTTATTTGATCTACAGTGTAAATTAGATAAGTGTTGTGAAGACATAAAAGGCACAGTACATTGAATAAATTTAATAAAATGAAAAAAGGTTTTAGAAAACCTAGAGTAAAAAGACCAATTGAAAAAGATGTACCAAAAGGATATGATTCTAATTGGGAATGTGAATTACATCAAGGCATCTTAGAAGATTGGAAATTTCACACAGACAAAGTTCCTTATGTTGTAGAACATAATTATGAACCAGACTTTATAAGAAAAATAGAAGGTAAAAAAATATTATTAGAAGTTAAAGGAAGGTTTTGGGACTATGCTGAATATAGTAAGTATGTTTGGATAAGTAAGGTGCTTCCATCTGACACCGAACTTGTATTTCTTTTTGCTAATCCTAATGCACCAATGCCACAAGCAAAACGCAGAAAGGATGGTACAAAAAGAAGTCATGGAGAGTGGGCAACCGCTAATAACTTCAGATGGTTTAGTGAAGATAGCATCCCTGATGCTTGGATTAACCCTAACAAAAGAGAGACTTTTAAAGATGAAACTTAACCCTTATGATGGAGACAATATGCCTAGTATAGACAACGCAAGCCCTGCTGATTGGGACAGAGCATCTAGAGCAATTAGAGATGCTGTTGATCACCCACCACATTATAATAAAGGAGATATAGAAACTATTGATTATATTATTGATGTGCTTGGGACAGAAGGAGCTATTAAGTATTGTCATGGAAACATTCTTAAATATACAGGCAGTAGATTATTTGAAAAACACAAGCCAATAGAAGATGCAAGGAAAGCTATTTGGTATTTAAATAAACTAATAGAGTTAATTGAGACTAAATAATATGGATAGAAAAGATGAGCGAAGAGATAGATTTAATCGTAAAAAAAAATACAATAAAATTGAAAACTCTTTTAAATTAAAAAACATTAAACGCAAAGATAATAAAATAAAGGAAACAACAGAATGATGGATTCATATCAACAATATATACATAAATCTCGTTATGCTCGTTGGCGAGAGGAAGACAACAGACGAGAGACTTGGGAAGAAACAGTACAAAGATATGTAGATTTCTTTGAAGAGCGTGGACAGATTAATGAAAAAGAATCTAAAATGCTTTATGATGCTATCTACAATTTAGATGTTATGCCTTCTATGCGTTGTCTAATGACAGCAGGTAAAGCATTAGATAGAGATAACATGGCAGGATTTAATTGTTCTTATATAGCTATAGATCATATAAGAGCATTTGATGAGATATTATATGTGCTAATGTGTGGCACAGGAGTTGGCTTCTCTGTTGAGAGACAGTCAGTTAGTAAATTACCAGAAGTAGCAGAGGAGTTTCATGAAACAGATACAACAGTGGTTGTGCAAGATTCGAAAATTGGTTGGGCAAAAGCTTATCGTGAGTTGGTTAGTCTTTTGTATTCAGGTCAAATACCTACGTGGGATGTTAGCCGTTTACGTCAAAAAGGCGAAAGGCTCAAAACATTTGGTGGTAGGAGTAGTGGTCCTGAGCCTCTTGTTGCTTTATTTCATTTCACTGTATCTACCTTTCGACAAGCAAGTGGTCGAAAGCTTACGAGTATAGAATGTCATGATCTGGTGTGTAAGATTGCAGAGATCGTTGTTGTTGGGGGTGTTAGGCGTTCTGCTCTTATTAGTTTGTCTAACCTTTCTGATGATAGGATGCGTCATGCTAAGTCTGGAAGTTGGTGGGAAAATAATACGCAAAGGGCATTAGCTAACAATAGTGCAGTATATACAGAACGACCTGAGTTTGAAACATTCTTAGAAGAGTGGTTAAGTTTATATAAATCTAAGGCAGGTGAGCGTGGTATATTCTCTAGGATAGCTTCACAGAATCAAGCATCTAAAAATGGAAGACGAGAAACAGATCACGACTTTGGAACTAATCCATGCTCAGAAATAATTTTGAGATCTGGACAAGTATGTAACCTTTCAGAGATAGTTGTTCGTAGCTCTGATACCTTTGAAGATTTAAAACGCAAAGCAAAGATAGCTACTATATTAGGAACATTACAATCTTCTTTAACAGACTTTAGATATGTTAGATCTGTATGGAAAAAGAACACAGAAGAAGAATGTTTACTTGGTGTATCAATGACAGGTATCATGGATCATGCAATATTAAGTGGCAAACAAAAATCTGGTACTTGGTTTGATCACCCCAACATGACAGATCTTCCTAGTGCTCTTGAAAAACTTAAAGAGGTTTGTGTAAAAACAAATAAAGAGTGGTCAGAAAAATTAGGTATTAATCAATCAACTGCTATTACTTGTGTTAAACCATCAGGTACAGTTAGTCAGTTAGTAGATAGTGCATCTGGTATTCACGCTAGATTCTCTCCCCATTATATTAGAAGAGTAAGATCAGATGGTAAAGATCCTATCTCAGCTTTCTTAATTGATGCAGGAGTACCTGCTGAAAAGGATGTAATGAATGATGAGAACTATGTATTTTCTTTCCCTATCAAAGCACCTAACGGAGCTACTTGTGTTGAATCTTTAAATGTTGAAACACAATTAAACTTATGGGATATATATCAGAATCATTGGTGTGAACATAAACCTAGTGTAACTATATATTATTCTGATGATGAGTTTATGGCAGCAGGTCAGTGGGTATGGGATAAATTAGATAGTTGTTCAGGTATTAGTTTCTTACCACGAACAGATCATGTTTATCAGCAAGCACCTTATGAAGC